AGTAGTTAAATATCTATTCCCATTGGTTCTCCCTGACAAAAACCACTCTTGCTCTATAGCTTGTGCCACCTGCATACCATATTCTAATGATGATTTCTCAGCGTCACTAACCACTTGGCTAGGAAAAATACTACTACCGTTACTATATATACTTTTCATTTAATCTATAATTTTTGATAACTGACCTTTATTATCATATTTTTTAATTCCTAAATCATAACTTTTTAATACTAATTTAGGATTAGGTCTGTATTTGTTTTTATTACAAGCCATTATTGCTAGTCCTGTACTAATAGAGGCATCATGAGATGTTCTATTATTAATATCAAATTTTGCCCAGTCTTCTAAAGTTCTTTGAAAATATAAATCTCCATGTGTTCCATCTTCTCTTCTACCTATATAACTTTCAATATAACTTTCAATAGCAGCAGCATGAGCTTGTTTTATATCTTCACTTGAATTTGGTATACCACCTATTTCTCTTTCTGTTACTGATAATTTATTATATATTTTATCTGGTCTATTCATTGAAAAACCTCTGTAACCTCTACGTTTAAAATGATAAAGTATTCTAGGTTTATTATTTTCAATTAATATAGGCATTCCATAAAATATACATGCCATTAATACATCTTCAAAAAATATTTCAGCTGTTTGAGGTCTAGCTATATATTCTAAAAAGAAATGATTAGGCGGAACATCTTCCATGCTAAACTTGGTTAAACCATGTAAAGAACCATTAGAACCTCTCCCGTCTACAGTTCCAGATATATCATATGGGTCACATCCAAAAGATCCTAACGCTTCATTACCAGGATATTTTTTGCCCATTTTATATATTACATTATTTTGTAATCTTCTAGGTGGAACCCAAGATACAAAAAATCTTCCAGTTTTACTAGGAGAAAATACTACTTCTGTATCTTTTATACCTCCTATCCATTGAAAATTTCCTTGTGTTATTATGTTTGTGTTTTTTATATCTGAATTCCAATCAATTTGCTCGTATATTTTTGTTAAATTAAACAAAGAAGATTTCGCTTCATCTCTAAAAGCATGTTCTTCAGTTCTTGGAAATTGTCTATAAAATTCATTTAAAGCATCTTGATCTTCTTTTAATCCATCAACTTCGTTTTGCCAGTAATCAATAACACCCAGTGTTATAAGAACTCCATCTGGTCCTTTAACTAAGTCTTTTGGTGTGTCAAATACAGGTACGCCATAAGAATCAATGTATCCTTCGTAGTTCCATTCCATAGGTATGAACAAACTATATAATCCTGAGCGAGTCTGTCCATTGCGGTTTCTTTGCGTGACATCTGAATCATAATATAGTTTTTTAAAATTGTTACCTCCTTTATCTAAAGCATTACAGGTAGAACCCATCATACATTTACCAATTATTCTACTACCTAATCTTAATGTGGTTTTAGTAACTCTCCAATTGTTTAATATATTGTTTGGCTTTTCCCATTTACCACTTTCATCATGAACTAATAATTTTAACTTTTCACCATCATAACTATTGTCTCCTGTGTTTTTCCAATCAATAGTTGTATCTAATCCTTGAAGTTCTGGAGCTTGAGCATTAGTTGTTAGTTTACGTCTTGTAAATTTACTAGCAGGTACTCTATAAGCTAATTCTGTTTTAGGTCGGTCCATACCGTCCTGTATAGGTTTAAAGAAAAAAGGATAATTTACAGAAATAGGAACTATTTTATCTGTAAACATTGTTTTAGCATCAGGTCCTGATTTAGATAAAACTCCATATCTTGAATCTGAAGAAATAGTAGCTAAATTAACTGTTTCGCCAGAAGCCATAAATGAAAATCCAGATCTTCTGTTTTTAAGATAACACATACCATAGCATCTTTTGTCTGCTTTACAAGCCTCCCAAAATATAAAAAATAATCTATTAGCTTCCCTAAAGTCTGGTTTACCTACATCAATTTTACTCCATTGTAAGTACATGTAATGAGTACCGGTTAAATAAGTTGGTGTATCATTGTTATAAAACCAAAAGCCTTTTTCTCTTCTATTGAATTCTTTATCAATAAAATCATACCATGTTTCTTTAAAATCTAAAGGATATTCTTCCCAGTCAAATATAGTTTTAATTCTACCTAATTCTTTAGGTATTTCAGTATATTCCCACTTATTAGATTTAAATGTTATAATATCTTCTTGTAAAGGTAAAGCTATTTTTAAATTTTGTATTTCATATATTTCACCTATTTTACCAGTTTTACTAATAATAATTATATCATGTTCAGGATTATATCCATATTCCCACTTTTTATACTTATTATTTTTTTTAAGTATTTTAGGTTTTATATAATCTGGTAATATTTTAAAAAGAGTTTGTTCGTACATTATTTAGACCTCCCTTCTGCAAAACCTTTAAATTCTTTAGGTTTTTTAGTTTCTTCTTCTACTTTACCTTCAATAATATTTTTTTCTTCATTAATTTTAGCTAGTATTTCAAAAGCATCAAATATAGCTAATTTTTTTGTTGCAGCTGCATTTTTAAGTCTATCTGCTGATATATCTGGACCGAAATCAATAATAGGTTCTTTAGCAACTTTAATCAATTCATCAACTGCTATTCGTCCAGCTTGGATTATATTCTTCTTTATTTTTTTCGTTTCCATACTTAATTACAATATCATTTGATTTCATACAATAAAGGCGTTCATCATCTATGATAAATTCCCACTCTCCGCCAGGTCTAAATCCTACAACATCTTCTACATGTATGTCTAAATTAGTTAATCTATCATTACTAATTTTTAACACTCCGGTATTAGGTTCTTCTCTAGCTATATCTATATTATTAGAGTTTTTTAAAGGTTTAATAAAACATCTGTCTCCAAAAGACTTCCATTTATTTTTGTTTTTGTAAAGATATATTTGATCTATACCTGCAAAATACATGTTATCTTTAAAATAAGATCTACTATTGCTTTGTTTTCCTTGCATAGTATAAAATCTTCTAAAAATATTTTGATGTACTACTACAATAGCACCTTTTTTAATAGGTGTTTTAATAGCTAATGGTACTTTTAAAACTTTCGCGTATCTATTAACAAACTTCCAGGATTCAATTTTAGTGTTTAATATTAAATTATTTTCACCTATTTTTTTATTATTAGAATATCTATCACCTATCGGTTCAATAATAAAATCATATAAACTATTCATTAATATTCTAAATCATATTCAACTGCTATTGCCATATTAGAATTAAACTTTTTCCATGGTAATACTTCGTTGTTTTTCTTTATGTAAATATTATATGAGTTATCTTTTTCGTCTAATAATATATGAGATATTTCATGTCCTCCATATACTTGTTGACCAATAGAATAATGCATTGCCTCGTTTTTATAATCAGCACCAATACTGATTTTTCTTATTACACTACTCATTTTCTTTTTCTATTAAAGTGTATTCTCCATTTTCTAAATTGATATTAATAGAACCATATTTTTCTTCTAATTCTTTTTTAACATCTTCTTGTTTAGCATTAACACCTGCAATTTTATGTAACATTGCATGTTTTTCTGCTTCAGCTAGTCCTATACTTTGTAATAATTGAGCTAATTCAGTTTGTATTTTGGTGATATTATCTAACTCTTCCTGTGTAATTTTTTTTACTTCCATTTTATTTAATTTAATTTGTTACTATCCAGTTTTTTTTATATATGGTACTATGATTACTGTCTCCTTCAAATGCACATGCAAGCATGTCATTTTCATATGTATACGTTATAAACACTTCCCAACCATTATCTGGATTAATAAGTCTTGTTTTTACATATGTATCTGTTGCTTCAACAACATATTCCTCTACTGTATCCTGTTCGTAAAGAGAAAAGTTTACAAATTTATATCCTTCATCTTCATTATATAAAATAACTACATAATAACTAGTTTCATCACTAGACCATACTCCAGAAATATCTTCATGTAATTCATGACTGTTTATAGTAATACTAAATAGCATTACTATACATAATAATAATTTTTTCATAATATTTAATTTAATTTAATTCTATTTATATTATCACTTATAAATAAGGATTTTTACTTTTTAAAGATACTACTAGCCTTTTCTGTAGTACGTCCGCCGAAATAGGCTAAAACGACCGACATCATAACCTTCTCAAAAGTATCATTCCATAATTCATTTATATGAAACGGTATAGTTTCTACACTATCTAATATACCCGCAAAAGAAAATACAACAATGCACCATACTAATACTAATGGACGTACATTTTTTGACATCCACGAGTCAGACATAGAATCAGCTTGCCAACGTGAAGTTATAGCTTCAATTTCTTTAGTCTGTTGTTCGTATATTATTTGTTGTAGTTTTATTTTATCTTCTGCCGGAGCATCAGCTTTAGTTATTGCTTCTATTGCTTCTTTTGGTGATGTTACACCTTGTAATACATTTCCTAGTGTAGGGTTTATTACAGATGCAGCACCAAACAATAATTGTCCAACGGTTGTATCTTTAAATTTTTTTGACATTATCTTATCCTATATTTTTCAAAGTCGCCTAAATCTTTACCACTTCTACTGTCTATCATGCCTCTAGCCATTTCCCATTGGTCTCCAAATGCTTCTTTTAATTTAAATTCTTGATCTTGTCTTTTTAAATAATTAACAAAAGCTTCATCATTTTCAAAGTTTCTTCTTGCGCCTATATCTTCAATGTTATATTCATCTTCATATCTTCTTCTATCATTTAATAGTCTTGCAATAATATCTGGATCTGATTCATTTATTATCATCTTATCCAATCCGCTTCTCAGTGTAGGGTTTTGAAATGCATTATCTCTTAAAGGATATTTCTCAGAAAACATTGGATCGTTTTTTGCTGCTACAATCTCTGGAGATTCAGTAATTCTTTTAAAAGGATTATTTGTTTGTTTATATCCCATAATTAATATTTTTCAAATGGATCAGTTTTAGAATACGCTTCTTTTTCCCAAGGTAAATTTGGATTACCTTCGTCCATTTCAGATCTTGGATATACTTTACCTTGCCAATAAACATTTTCATCATCATAATCAAGATCACCACGTTTTATTTGATCTATGTGTACTTTTTCATGGTCTACTACACTTTCTCTTTCTTCTGGATCAGTTATATCCTGAGATATAAGTATAGTACCATTTTTATTACCTTTACCTAAGCATCCTTCCTCTAAATCTGCATGATACACGGGAGTGTTGTCTATATTAAAAGGACGTTTAATTTTAAACCCCTTGTTTTCTTTAAATTCTATCATTTTTTAGAAGGAAACATTTTATTTAAAACAGACTTTCTTTTATTACATCCGCAAGGGACACCAGTTACTCTTGATATTCCATCAACAGCAGCTTTAATGCCCGTTGCTTTTGTAAAATTTTCAATTCTATCTCCTAAACCTTTAGGTTGCATGTTTAGCTGATTAGAATATCTTTCCAATAAACTCTAAGAGTTTCATCATACTTAATGTTAGGATCATCACTATCTAATGGTAGTAATACACTAGCTTTTACACCACCTGGATTAGCAGTAATTGCTCTGTTAACAGCTTTTTTCATTAAAGCTAAATAGTCAGTTGCAGTTGGTACATCTCCACTAGGAGCTTGAGCCACTGCAGTTGTAGAACAAGTAACTCTACAAGATAAACCACCAGTTAATTGAAGAACTACATTGTATTCTCCACCTAATCCAGCTTCAGCTTTTACGT